ATATTACTACAATATCATACCGAGATTACTATGATATATCTAGTCAAGAAACAACTATGCATGATATAGAGTTTACATCTGATGGTACTAAAATGTTTGTTGTTGGTAGAGACAGCGATAAAGTTCATCAGTATACGTTATCAACAGCTTGGGATGTAACAACTGCTAGTTATAGTAATGTTTTTTTAGATGTATCTTCTCAAGGATTGCAGCCAAATGGTATGCACTTAAAAGCAGATGATGGAACTAAATTGTATGTAGTTGATTCACAAACTAACGCAGTATATCAATATTCTACTGGTGCAAGTCAAAACTTTTCCCAACCCACATCCCAATATCATGTAGCTGTAACAAACTCTGGTGGTCAGATAGACAGCCAATACTTCACCGACATCAACAGCATGACAGCAGCCGAAAGCGCAGGTACAGGCACAGCCCACTATGCAGTCTCAACTGATGGTCGAACAACTTGGTCGGTAGCAAAAGGTACTGATGGTGTCAGGCCGATTGTCAGGAATAACAGTGGTACATGGCAGTATAATAATGAGAGTAGTACGACTACAACTGGTTGGAATCTTGCAGGTATAGCTAATGACAATAAAAACTTTAACGTAGGAAGAAGTTGCAATGATGTTACGTTTAGTCCTGATGGGACAAAAGTACAGTATATAGAAAATAATGGTTTAATTTATCAACGAACATTGTCTACTGCTTGGGATATTTCTACGGCTGCTTCAAGTGAACAATTTTTTAATCAATCGTCACAAGACGCTGACCCAAGAGATTTAGTGTGGGGCGATAGCGGTACAAAAGCATACCTTGTTGGTGACCAAAATAATGTAATATATCAATACGATTGCTCAGTTGCTTATGATATACCCTATTTAAGTTATGCTAATAAATCTTATGGTGTAGCGTCAAGACATACTTCACCATATAGTATGGCATGGAAACCTGATGGTACAAAGTATTATACGTTTGGGTATAACGGTAGCACTGTCAGCCAATATACTTGCAGTACAGCATGGGATATTTCTACTTCTTCATTTACAAGTGGTATGAATCCTTTTGCAGGTATAGGTAATGAGGGCGCTTTAGCGGATATACATATAAAGCCTGATGGTACAAAACTTTATATAGTAGGTTCTGACGAAGATAAAATATTTGAATATACCTTTGGTACTGCATGGGATATTTCTACATTAAGTTATAGTGGCAATAGTTATGCTATTGGTTCTATTGGAGGCGCAACTTTAGCTACAGTAGCAAGAGCTTTATATTTTAAACCTGATGGAACAAAAGTTTACATCATAGATTTTTCTCAACAAAAAGTATTTCAGTACAGTACAAGTTTAGCAGTAAATAACTATCAAACAGCAGCAACATGGACAAACGGCACAGTAAATGATGAACTCTACACATTGCAACAAGCCTTGTCGGTAGAGAGCAATCGCATGGACAAGACACAGCTAGACGCTGTTGCAGATGCCAACCATTTCAGTACTGGCTCAAGCCTAGACCTGATGATTGCACTCCGCATGGATACGGCTGCAAATACACTGCCAACTAGCGATGGTGTGACGCTAAATTACGATGCGGCTGCATTGAATGAGGGTGCGGTGCTTGGTACTGACTATGACTTCTTTCACCCTGCTGCCAATAAAGTGCAGATCAAAAGTCTAGCTGCACAGAACCTCAAAGTAAGAGTTGTATAGGAGAAACAGATGTCAAGAGCAAGAGATCTAGCAAGTTTAATGTCGCAGGGAAACCTGCTTCAAGATGGTGTCATAAGCACTACTGAAGTAGATGGCGTTACTGCTACATCTGCAGAACTAAATAAATTAGACGGTGTTACTGCAAACACAGCAGAGTTAAACAAGTTAGCAGGTGTAACTGCTAGTACTGCAGAAATAAATAAACTTACAGGTGTAACTGCTAGTACTGCAGAGATAAATAAACTTACAGGTTTGACAGCTAGTACCACAGAGTTAAATAACGTAGCAGGTATAAACTCTTCTGTACAAGCTCAGATAGACACAAAAGCACCAACAGCTAATCCTACATTTACAGGAACAGCTACTGTACCTACACTATCTATAGGCGGTGTATCTGTGTCTGGAATAGGTACATCAGGGAATCAATTAGTAAAACTAGATGCTACAGGAAAATTACCTGCAATTGATGGATCAAATTTAAGCGGAGTTTCGGCAGGTGTAAGTGCCGCCAAAGCTCATTACTTGGCAACGGCATAAGGAGATAACAAATGGCAAGTGGAAGATTAGCGGCTGCGGTTGTTCCAAGTGGGAGAACTCAGCTAGTTTATACTAATAGTTCTGGTGGTGCAGTATCGGCAACCATATTAACTAAATCATTAGATACTACGACAGATGCAAAGGTATCTATGGCAATAGATAGTGCAACAGTGTCGCCAGAAATAACAAGTCAAATTGATACAACCTCTAGGAATTTTGAAACAACCCCACTTGTATTTTTTAACTCTGGGGTTACTGCTGTAGATGGCGAAATGGTTATGCAAGATAGTACATCTTTTGCAGTAATTAATGATGGTGGCTCACCTTATTCACTTAATGGAAAGTTTTGCACTGCTCCATATCTTATTCCAAATGTAACAGGAGGGGCTAAAGATTTTAATCCTTCTAATAAACATATACCATTTTTAAATTCTAGTACACTTTATTCAGTAGCTCCAGATACTTATGCTGCTGACTATCCTTATCACTGGAAAATACAATGGAATGACAATACACCTGCAACTTATTCATCAAGTCAAAATCTAAACTATACTGGTGAGGCTTTTACTTGTGACTGTTATACAGACAGCAATCCATTTTGGTCGCTAAATAGTTCCCGATATATGGGTTGGGGTTATATATCAAATACAAGTGGGGGTTTTTACGAAAGCCAAGAAAGCAGTAGCTCTTGGTATTATCAAAATGTCGGTGGTTCTTCTCAGCAACATTTTTATAGAACAATGTTAATGGCAAGAGGCGGTGTTCTTGGTTATGGCTCTACAAGCTCTGGTACGGTTAGTTTTCAAATCTATAAAGGTTGGAAAAAGGGCGTAGATAATGTTAATTACCTAAAGCCTGATAATAATACGAGTTCAGGTTATGCGCTAAGAATTAGTTTTACCTCTCAGAACTCAAACTTTGATGGCTCCTCTTTAAAATGGGTTGATTACAATCCTCATGCAGACAAAGTTTATGCTTGTTTTTGGGAAGATGGTGGAGGCGGTTTTGTAATGATGGAAATGGATGGACCTAAATTAGAGGCTCTTTTTAAATCTCATCAAAGTACATCCCAAACAACAAGTTATGCATCAATATCTTCAGCAGTAGCAGGTCTTGGGGACTTAAATCCATTTACTGATATTACACATCTTATGCCATCTGGTTGGGATAGAACAAATAACAACTGGCGAATGTCACCTACATACAGAGTTGCAGATAGACTTTGGTATGTAAACGAAGGTTCATCAGAAAATCCACTTAGTGCAAACAATCATGGTTGGATTACTTCTGATTTTAGAACTTGGACTGAGGTAACAGGAACTTCTTATTTCACTCAAGTTATAGATACTGATACTTCAGTATTTTCGGATGCAGATAGTACAGATAAAAGAGTTGGTAATTTTAATGCTGTTGCTAACTCAGGGCGTTTAGAAACTGATGTTACCTTTTCTGAAATAGAACGCACTGGTTTAGTTTTATCTAACAATGATAAGCTGTATGTTAAAAATAGTGGATCGGTTGATCTAAATATTCAAGTCATGGGTTTTGAGGAGGGTTCTTAATGGGCAGAGTTCTCAAAACGTCTAGTGGCAGTGCATCTGGCACAGGGCTATCAACATCTGATGTAAATGCTTTAATAGAAGCAAAATCAAAATGGGAGTTTATAAAAAAGATTGAGATTAATACTTCTGTTAATTCATTAGAGCTATCTGATGGAATAGACTCTACCAAATATAATTCTTATTTATATGAGTTTGAAGATTTACGTCCATCATCAGCTCAGTATCCATACTGGCGTATTAAAAATTCTAATGGAGCTAATCACGATGTTACTTCATTTAATCACAGACATTCAACTAGCTACACATATACAACGGCAAGTAATCAAGCACAGTTTTATTCTAATAGCAGCAACCAATTTTCAACAAGTGATAGAGTAAATATTCAGGTTGAGATTAGTGATGTTGAAAATAAAATTTACGGATACATCAAAACTTCTATGTCAACTGTTGGAGGTTATTGGTATCAACATACAGACGGCAACTTTATCATTGATAAAAATAATATCACGCCAAGTGATTATGGGTCATTAGTTTACCTAAATGGATTACAGTCTGGCTCTGTGCGTATCTATGGTAAAAGAGCAAGGAGTGCTTAATGCCTTATATTCAGAAAAATCAAGAACTAATTGAAATTACAGAAGAAGAAGCAGCATCTATGCTAGCAGAAATAGAAACAGCTAATACTGCTATGCTTGAAACTTCAAATAGAGAAACTCGCAATGAGTTACTTGCAGAAAGCGATTGGACACAGATGCCTGATAGCCCATTAACAGATGAAGCTAAGACTTCTTGGGCTACCTATCGTACATCATTACGCAATCTTCCTACTCACGAAAATTGGCCCTCGCTTGAAGATGCTGATTGGCCTACACAACCTTGACACACATATAGGTATAGGCTACTATGAGTGACATCAAACTATCTCCAGAAGAACTAGAAGAGATGCTAGACAATGCAGCTAGTCGTGGTGCTAAAGAAGCACTGCGTTCTATTGGGCTACTCGATGATGATGCAGCTAAAGACATAATAGAGATGCGTAATCTAATAGAAGCGTGGCGAGATACACGTAGATCTATAAGATCAACCGTAGTAAAAATGACTACCGTTGGAGTCCTGACATTTATTGCAGGTGCGGTATGGATGACAATGGGTAAATAAGGGAATAGAGTATGGCAGAAGGTATTACTAGTAGTGGTCAGGTAGTAGACGCTATCACTGGAAATGTAGTAGACACATCTAGTGCTTCAGATAGTGGTGACTCAGGTAGTTCATCTAGCAATGCGAATGCTGCAAGAGAGTATGCAGCAGCAGCTTCTAGTAGAGCTAAAAAAAGACGCAAAAAAAGAAGAGCTAGGGCAGCCGCAGCAGCCGCTGCAGCAGCAGAGGCAGCAGCTAATGCTGAGGGTGAAGGTGAGGACGAAGGAACAGATGGACAAACAGACGAGCTTGTTAGTACAGGTACAGGCGAAGAAGAAATTGCAACATTAGTTGCTAGTTATAATCATTATGTAGAAACAGGTGAAGATGATGGGGGAGGATTTATAGACCCATCTACAGGTTTACCGCCAGGTGCAGATAACGAAGCAGAAGCTTTCTTAATACGTACTGGTAATTTTAAGATGAATGTAGCTGATATGAGAGACATTCTTAGAAATACTAGTGCTGATTTAAAACAGTATTTTAAAGAAACCTACAGTCTTGATCCAACAGACCAAGAGGATGATTATTTATTTCAAGCAGCAACACAGATGCTTTATGGTGCGGTAGGTTCTAATGCTGATTCAAGAGATTTTGGTAAACTATTAGCTGTATCTAGATTCAGTGCAGATGCTTTTGTTCAAGCTATAGGCATAGCTAATACACAGCTTATGACAAGAGGTGTTGCAACAAGAGATGCAAACGGTAATCCAACAGGGTATGCCCCTGAAGCTGATTTAACATTTAGCGTCATCAAAGGGCAACCAATGGTGACAGGAGCAGGAGGATTTTTTGGCGGTATATACCCTAGAAGACTAGGTGCATTATGGATTGACCCTGAAGATATACAAGGAATTGTAGATGGAGATGTCTACGAAAATTATCAAAACTACTATACTAATTTCAGAGATCAATTTGACCATTTAAATGATTATGATTTTTTGAACCTAAAAGGTTTTCCAAAAGTTAATCCTACAGTTAATACTGTAACCAACAACACAGGCACTACATCTAATACTGCAGGTACAAACCAAGGTTTTACAGAAGTAAGTAGCGGTGGCACAACTGCAGGTACACAGTTCGATACTACAGTAGCTGCTCCTGTTGATTATACTACAAATAATGCAGTACAAACTTTTGATACTAGTCTTCCTTCACTAGGAAGTACAGATACTAATACGTATCCTCAAGAAGATGTAACAGGCACTTTTAATGTTGCAACACAAACTGGCAATCTTTCTGCTGTTCCTAGTAGCGTTACAACAGGGACTAACTACACAGGTACAAATTTAAATAATCTCACTAGTGCATCACAGGGTGCACAGGCTGTAGCTCAAGGTGTTTATGTAAACCAAGCTACAGGTCAGCAAATGCAGATGACAGAGATAAATGGTAAACCTATTGGGGTTATACCTCCAGGTTTTGATAAAGTTACTACTGCAGCACAGGGTGCATACATCAAGGGGTATGAGTCAGGCGGTTTAGTGGAAGCTGAAAAGGCTATGGCAGCTAAGTTTCTTGAGTTTGATCCGAATGGTGACTTAGAGAAATTTTTAGAAGCTAACCCTGCTGCTGCAGCTAAGATGGGTAAGTACCGCACAGCATTACGCAATAAGATGGTACAAAAAGGTACTGTATTTGCAAACACAGGTACGTTTGTTGACGCAGCACAAAATCTGTCTAATGTTTCTGGATTAAATCAATCTGGAGGTGACCCTTATCAAGAGCAATTAGCTGCAATGCAACGTGGCGCAATACAACAAACTATGCAGCCTACACAATCTCAAGTGTCAATGATAATGCCACAAGGTGCTGATTTTACCCCTACTGCTGCAGGACAGGCGTATGCTATAGCACCTTTTGCACAAGCGGCTACAGTACCATCAACGGCTCAGGCAGGTATGCCTGTACTTTCTGATGCAGGTACTATGACAACAACTGCTGTAACACCAACAGTACAGGGTGAGACTGCAAAACTAAGTGCTGAACAAGGTGTATTATCAGATGGTTCCAAGGTAGATGCACAACAACAATTTGCAACGTCTGTAACAGGATTAGAAGCTGCTCAAGGTACAGCTACTATGATGAACAATCCTGTACAAAGGCAGATAGAGTCTGACCCAGTTACAGGTGAGAGTGAGATAATATCTGGTGCAGCTAATGCAGAAACTGCTTCTAGGTTTACAGAACAGATACAGGCGGCTACAGCTACACCAAGTAAACAGGCAACAGTTGCAGGTCAGCTAGAAACATTAATGGCTGACTTTGAGGGTGGTGAGACACCTGCTTGGGCTGCAGGATCTATGCGTACAGCTATGCAGATGTTATCTGCTCGTGGTTTAGGTGCGTCTAGTCTTGCAGGTCAAGCTGTCATACAAGCTGCGATGGAAGCCGCTTTACCAATTGCACAAATGGATGCACAAGCTCAAGCTCAGTTTGAGATGGCTAATCTGTCAAACAGACAGCAAAGACAGATGCTCATGGCGCAGCAACGTGCTACATTCTTAGGTCAAGAGTTTGATCAAGCATTTCAAGCTCGTGTTCAAAATGCAGGACGTATTGCTGATATAGCTAATATGAACTTTAATGCTGAACAACAAGTGGCACTAGAAAATGCTCGTGCTGCTAACACCATGAACCTAAGCAACCTAACTAATAGACAAGCTATGGTTATGGCTGAAGCTGCTGCTTTATCTCAACTTGATATGGCAAACTTATCCAACAGACAACAGGCTGCTGTACAGAATGCAAACAGCTTTTTACAGATGGATATGGCTAACCTGACAAACGAGCAACAAACTTCTATATTTAAAGCCCAACAAAATATACAAGCTATGTTTACTGATGCTGCTGCTAACAATGCTGCTTCACAGTTTAATGCTACAAGTGAAAATCAAACTGATCAGTTCTTTGCGTCACTTGCTTCACAAGTATCTCAGTATAATGCTAGTCAGCAAAATGCTATGGACCAGTTCAATGTTAATAATGTTAACTCATTAAGACAGTTTAACTCTGAGATGCAACAACAACGTGATCTGTTCAATGCACAAAATGGTCTTGTAGTTGCACAGTCAAACGCACAGTGGAGACAAAACATTGCTACAATGAATACTGCAGCATTGAATGAAAGTTACGCTGAGTTTGCTCGTACTATCAATGGTCTTACAGAATTAAATATGAGTCAGATATGGCAACGTGAGCGTGATATTATGACATATGCTTTTCAAACAGCTAACAACAACGCTGACAGGGCTACTAGTATTGCAATACAAAACTTGCAAAACGAGGCTGCTAAAGATCAAGCTGCTGCTACTAAGAGTGCAGGATTTGCAAAAGCTGCAGGTGCAATAATTGGTGCTATCGTAACAGGATAATAACATGGATATAAAGTATAAAATAGATTGGGTTCCTGAAGCTAAAAAGCAAAGACAGCTTATGACACAGAAAGAACCGACAGGTATAGGCTCTAAGTCAGAAGAGGTGCAAGACACAGATCAGGGTTTCTACCAAACCATGTACGACACACTAAAAGAATATTTTTCAGACAATGAAGAAGCTGATAAAGTACTTACATCTAAAGAAATAGACAGAGATGCTATTACGATGGAAGCTTTAAATGAATTTGATTCTCTTGAAAGAATCCTTACACCTGAAGATCAAGAGACTCCTCAATTAGATTTCTTTTTAGGTGAAGATATAGAAGCTCAAGACCAATTAGTAGACAAGACAGGTTTGTTTTATAAACAAGCAACTGAAAGCACACAAGAGGTAAATATACCAAATGAAAAAAATAGTAGTGACTCTAATGATTCTAATGATTCTAATGAGATGCAGTCAGCCAACGGGAAAGTAACTGACCTCCTAAATTTTATAGGTGAAGGTGAGGGAGGTTATGAATCTGCTCATAGTGGAACTATAGGTGGTGTAATACAAAACTCTACTAGCTCAACAACTAGAGATGGTAAAAAACTAACAGAGCTTACTATAGGTGAGATAAAAGAGTATATGAAGCTAGACATAAAAGATAAAGATAGGCTTTTTGCTGTAGGTAAATTTCAGTTTATACCAGATACATTTAATCTAGTTGTTGAAAAAATGGATTTATCTGATGATAAAGTTTTTACACCAGAGTTACAGGAAGAGATGGGTACATATTTATTGACAGATAAAGTAGGAAGAAAACTACAAACTTGGCTATATCAAGATGATACCACTATTAAAAAATCAAATGTTAATGAGGCTATGTTAGCATTAGCAAAAGAGTTTGCTTCAGTACCAGTACCTTTTGACATTCCAAAAAATCCAAACCCCACTCCTAAAAATCCTTGGCCTAAAGTTGATTTAAAAGCAGGAGATTCCTATTATAAAGAGGTTGCAAAAGGTGGCAACTCCGCACAACATACTATTGAAGAAACAAAAGATATGTTGATGAAAGTAAAAGGCACTCTTAAAATGAAAGGGCAGGTAACAGAGTCAATGCGTCCTAGAATAAAACCTGCAGGAACAATGGAAAGGCCACCACTATAATGTTTGGACTCCCTCTAGAACTAATCACCATGTTATTCTCCACTGTACTAGGTGGAGTGATGTCAATATGGGGTCAGTCTATGAAGAATAAGCAGTTGCAGCAAGAGATGCTTATGCAACGTGCAGAGTTCAACCGTAGTGCTGTAGCTGATGCAAGAGATGCAGGTAAGACTGACAAGCACTTTGCATGGACACGTAGGCTTATAGCTTTATCTGCTGTGTTCTCTATAATTGTATTGCCAAAGTTAGTTGCAGTATGGTATCCTGAAGTAAGTGTGTATGTAGGATACACTGAGGCTACTGGTGGTTTCTTTAGTTGGATGTTTGGACCAGATGAAGCTATCAAGTGGAAGATGGCTCAAGGCTTTGTAATCACACCACTAGACACACACATCGTATCAGCCATTGTAGGATTATACTTTGGCGCAGGATTTACAAAATA